GAAAATACAACAGCAACTATAAAGATGTACTTAAGGGACTTTAACACTGAGTCCTTTGTACTACAAGTTGTGTCCGAAGATGAGCGCAAGACTGCATATGATGCGGCTGTTACTGGAACTTATGATGATTTCAGGAAGGTATTGACTTTCTCATATGATGTGAGTAACTTGTCTGCCGAAAGCTTTTATGTAGTAAAAGTATGGGAAGCAGGAAAGGTAAAGCTACTATCGCAGGATAAGATGTACATAATACCAGTAGGTGCAAGTACAGCTACTTACCAACCTAAGCTGTCTACAACGGAAAAAACTATGGATAACGAGTTTAAGATTTATGGAGAGTAATGTAAAGTTCGTGCAGCTATCAAGCTACACATCGCCAGTAGTAAGCGAGAATGCTCGCAAAGGGTGGGTAGAGTACGGAGATGATAACGATTACTTCAACTACTTAATCAACCGCTACAATGGCAGCCCTACTAATAATGCTGTTATCTCTGGAGTCATTGATATGGTATTCGGTAAGGGTATTGATGCTACAGATAGTGCTAAGAACCCACAGGGTTACTTGCAGCTTAAGAAGCTTATTAAAGATGAGGAACTTAAAAAGGTAATCAACGATTACTATATGCTGGGCAATGGTGCTTTCCAAGTTATTTATAACAAGGATAAAAGCAAGATTGTTGAGGTATACCACATGCCTGTAGAAACCTTGCGTGCAGAGAAGTGTAACGCAGAGGGTGAGGTAGAGGCTTATTATTATGCTTATGATTGGAGTGAGGTACGCAGTAAGAAAGGTGTTGAGCGCATCCCATCCTTTGGGTGCGGCTCTCAGGGAGATAAAGTTGAGATACTTTACTTTAGACCATATCGCAGTGGTAGCTATTATTACAGCCCTGTGGATTATCAAGGGGCTTTGCCCTACGCTGAGTTAGAGGGTGAGATAGCTAACTACCACATCAATAACATTAAGAACGGCCTAGCGCCTTCTATGATTGTGAACTTTAATAACGGGGTTCCACCAGAGGAGGAGCGTGATATTATTGAATCACAGATAAAACAAAAGTGGTCAGGCAGTAGTAATGCTGGTAAGTTTATCCTAGCTTTTAACGATAGCAGCGACAGCGCAGCTAGCATTGAGCCAGTCCAGTTAAGCGAGGCCTCTGCACAATATGAATTCCTGAGCCGTGAAAGCCAGCAGAAAGTATTAGTAGGCCACCGCATTACCAGCCCTATGTTATTTGGTGTTAAAGACCAAACAGGATTAGGTAACAATGCTGATGAGATAAAAACGGCATTCCAGCTGTTTGATAACAGCGTTATACGACCTAAGCAGGAGCAGGTAATTTCAGCAATTGATAAGATACTAGGGTTTAATAATGTATCGCTTAACCTGTACTTTGTAACACTAGCACCTATTGAGTTTACAGATACTGAGGATGTAAATAGTGTTGAGGTAATAGAGGAGGAAACAGGCGTTAAGCTTTCCGCTGATATGCCTGAGGGCTATGATGATATTGCGGATGACCTTATAGCACTTGGCGAGGATGTTGACCTTGAGGAGTGGGAGTTGGTTGATGAGCGTGATGTTGATTACGAGCAGGAGGAAGCACTGGACAAAATGATGGGCTTTGCCTCAACTGGCACAGCACGCCCTAATGCAAAGAGTGAGCAGGATGGGGAGAATGTAGAGGGCACTAAGTTTCTGGTACGCTACAAGTACGAGGGCAGTAAAAGCCCACAGCGTGAGTTCTGCCGCAAGATGATGTCAGCAGGTAAGCTTTACCGCAAGGAGGATATTATACGCATGGATAACCAAGCGGTAAATCAGGGCTTTGGCCCAGAGGGAGCCTCTACATATAGCGTATGGCTTTACAAGGGTGGTGCTAGATGTAAGCACAAATGGATTCGCAGAACTTACATGAGTAAGGGCGGTGTTAAGCCTGATGTAACATCACCAAATGCTCAAACCATTAGCACTACAAATGCTAGGGGTAAAGGGTTTAGACCAGAGGCTAATGACCCTAAGGTTGCTGTAACACCTAGCAACATGAAGAACAAAGGATTTATTAACCCTCCTTCCAGTAAGGATATTCAAGGCGGTATATAATGGCACAAGTATTATTCGTTAGCCCTGCTGATGTAATTAAGCGCACTGGTATCAATGGCAATGTTGATAGAGACCAGATGATACAATTTATTAAAATTGCACAGGACATACACATACAGACTATATTAGGCACAAAGCTTTTTAACAAGGTTGCTGCAGATATTGCAGCTGATAGTCTTTCTGGTAACTACCTGAGCCTTTTTACGAACTATATTCAGGATATGGTAATACACTATGCTGCGATAGAGATATTGCCTTACATACACTTTAAAGTAGCAAATGGAGGCATCTATACTAAGGGTGCTGAGAATGGCACCAGCGTTACTAAGGAGGATTTAGATTACCTTGTACAGAAAGAGCGTGATATAGCAGAGCATTATTCCAGAAGGTTTGTAGACCACATGGCTTATTACAATAGCCTGTACCCTGAGTACAATACATCATCTAATGATGATATGTACCCTAGTAAGAATCAAAACTTCAACGGATGGGTTTTATAGTAAAGCAAACCTATAAGCCTAAGGTGGAAAACATCCAAAAGTTAAAGAAGTACCTCATGAAAAAGAATAAGAAAAATGGGTGAGAAAGGATACGGCTCAATCTACGGCTCTACTTGGTGGGGTAGTGGAGATGCGTTTACCAATACAATAGGTTGGGGAAGTGCAATGTTCTATATTTTAGACCCTGCACAATTTCAACAAAGAGCATTAGCAGATGGTGCTACGATGGAGGCTTTTGAGTGTGTTTCTAAATCATTGAGAAGATTCCCACAAGCGGATAGAGGCAGACAATTAATGGATGCCTATGATGTTAGGGTAGAAGTAGCAGGAGGTGATACTGAAGCGAGAACCTGTACTATTAACGAATTAAACGAATTGATATGAGTCTGTATAAGGATGCCTCATTAGTAATGATACCTTCAGCGGTGAAGGATGGTAAGTTGTATAGCATACGCCCTACTGATGGAGATGGGGATTTTACATTTAGTAGGGGTTCAAATCTTGCTGCTACAAGGGTAGATGTTAATGGTCTTATTGAGAAGGGTAGAGAGAATCTCTTGCTGCAATCAAATCAGTTTGATACTACTTGGGTAACGCCTGATGCTACTATTACGAGTGGACAAGCTGATAAAGATGGGAGCAATAATGCTTGGCTTCTCACGGCTACAAGTGCATTTAACAGAGTAGTACAATCTGTTTCCCAAAGTGGGGTCAAGCGTTTTAGTGTTTATGCTAAAGCAAATACAAACGACTACTTATTGTTAGGTAGTTTTGAAGGTGCGCATTTCTATGCCACATTTAATCTTGCAACGGGTGCAGTTGATTCTAATAATGCAAATGTTATATCACCAAGCATTGAAAATGTCGGAAATGGTTGGTATAGGTGTTCTGCCACTTGGGTAGGAACAACAACAGAGGTGAGAATAGCATCACAAGCTACAAGCGGTCAAGGTGGTTGGGCATCTACTACAAGCGGTTCGGTACTCATCCAA